TGGCGCACCCCTCAGACCCCAAGCGACACAGCCAGTCGAGAAAGCCGAGGCCGCGCCTCACAACCTGACATTGTTCCGGGCGCGGCTTACGGCGAAATTTTCGAGAAAGGAAGAGATGAGCAAAATCCAGATTCCGCCTGCGGCCTTCGATCAGCACATCATCGTGCTTGGCAAAACTCGCAGCGGCAAATCTTCAGCCATGCGCGTGCTCGTGGAGCATCTTCTCGACAAGGAAGAGCCGGTCACTATCGTTGACCCGAAGGGCGATTGGTGGGGATTAAAGGCCTCGGCGGACGGCAAGAGTGCTGGCTATCCCGTCGTGATCTTTGGCGGCGAACACGGCGACGTGCCGCTGAATGCGCGCAGCGGGGCATCTGTAGCGGAGCTCGTCGCCACTGGCAACCGCTCGGCGATTATTGACCTCGGCGGCTGGATGCCTGGCGATCGCACGCAGTTCTGGATCGACTTCGCATCGACTTACTTCCGCACGCACAAAGGGCGACATTTCCTTGTTATCGATGAAGTTCATAACCTGGCGCCTAAGGGCAAGATCCTCGACCCGAACGCCGGAAAGATGCTGCATTGGTCGAACCGCCTGGCCAGCGAAGGGCTTGGCAAGGGAATTTCGATGATCGCCGCCAGTCAGCGGCCGCAGAAAGTCCATAACGACTTTCTGACGTCCTGCGAAACCTTGCTCGCGATGCGCGTCATTCACAAGTCCGATCGAGATGCGGTCAAAGATTGGATTGACGCCTGCGGTGATCCTGAACAGGGAAAAGAAGTTTTGGCCACGTTGGCATCGCTCAACCGCGGCGAAGCGTGGGCGTACTCGCCTGAATATGATTTCGGGCCGAAGCGCGCGCAGTTCCCTATGTTCGATACCTATGATTCGTTCAAACCGCAGAAGCGCGGGCCTGACGTAAAGCTGAAGGGATGGGCAGAAGTCGACCTGGCTGACGTCACGAAGAAGCTCGAGGCGGCTGTCAAAGAGGCTGAGGCGACAGACCCGAAGAAGCTCCAGGCGCGCATTGCCGAGTTGCAGAAGCAATTGCGAAGCGTTCCTGCGGCTACTAAGGAAGTAAGGGTCAGCGACCCGAAGGCGATCGAGCGCGCAGTAAAACCCTACCGTGCGATGCTCGAAAAAGTCGGCGCGGCGGTCAGCAAGATCGGCGTCGACATCAAAACTATGAGCCTGGCCGAGCCCTGGACGCCCTCGCCGAACCTCGACGGCGTTCCAGTGAGGGCAGTTCCCAGAACTACGGCCATTGCGCCGCGCACGCGGAGAATTGAGCAAACCGGCGAAGCGCCAACGCTCAAGGCTGGCGCGCGTAAAATGCTCACGATCCTCGCGCAGTGGCATCCGGAACCGCGCACGAAAGATCAGTTAGGCGCGCTCGCGGGCTTCTCGCCTTCCGGCGGCACCTTCAGCGACTACCTCAGCAAATTGCGCCTCGCAGGTTTCATCTCAGAAAACGGGAACGGTATCCACATCACTGATGAGGGCCTCGAGAACGTCGGCCACATTCCCACACTCCCAAGTTCTACAGATGAATTGCTCGCGATGTGGCGGCCTAAGTTCAAGGCGGGCGTCGGTAAGATGCTCGACGTCTTAGTCGAGAACTATCCGAGCTACGTGACGCGGGAAGAGTTAGGCGACCGAGCAGGCTACGCGGCCAGCGGAGGCACGTTCAGCGACTACCTTTCGCAGCTTCGGCGCGCGCGGTTAATCCAAGAAAGCGGCAACACGGTTGCGGCCGCGGAAAGCTTGTTCCCATGAATATAGGCGCACAGAGCGGCCTAGTAGACCCGAAGCACGAGCAAACCATGGGAAGCGCCGTCTGGCTCTACCTATGGTGCGTATGGCGTCAGACGCGGCGCACAGGCCTTGTTCTAGGCGGTATGCCGTTCACCTACGAAGAACTCTCAAAGCGGTCAGGATTCGCGCAGAGAAAGCTTCGTCGCTGGATGGAAATCTTAAAGGTCGGCGGGTATCTCGAGGTTACTTATACCAGCTACAAACTCATGCGGCTTCGCGTCTTGAAATCGAAGAAATTCAACTTCAAACAGACCGGCCTACCCTTCGAGACATCGCCCGAAAACGGGCATTATGTCCGACCAAAAACGGGCGATATTGAGACCAAAAACGGGCAATCCAATAAGAGCGTTAGTATGAGCAGTAATGAAACACCTGAGGCGGAGGAGGAAACCGCCGCCGCTTTCACTGCCATCGGTTTCGATTTAGGACCGTTCGGACAAACCGCCTTCCAAAAAGTTTGGGTAAGAAAGCACCGACATCACACCGGCGAATGGCTGACGGCTGTGATGGAAGAAACGATTCAAGAGTGCCAGCGCGAGGGTATTGGAATTCCGCCGCCGTTCTACTCGGCGAAGCACCGGATCGAGGCCGAGGAAAACGCGCAGTTTGCCGCGAAGTACAGGAGAACGCCGTTATGAACACGCAGACAAGCCTCTTTGACTCGCCAGAGAAAAGAGCGATCGCCGCGGACACTAAGGAATTCATTGAGCAATTCCGGAGCGGGAGCTCGCGCCGCTCCGACCCGCAAACTAGCAAGGCTGCGGCGAGAAGCGTCGACACAAATCACCTAGAAGCGCTAGTCGTCGACGCTCTGCGAAGGCATCCGAGCGGAATGACGTCGCATGAAGTTGCGGCCTATCTCGATTTGTCGCTCGTGACTGTGAGTCCACGTTTCCGGCCACTGGTAAATAAAAACATCATCATCGATTCCGGCGAGAAACGCGCTGGCGTTGGATTTAGGAACTCGATTGTTTGGAAGGTGCGATGAGTTTTGATCCAAAAGACTATCCGGCTAATTGGAAAAGCGAAGTTGTTCCTAGCGTTCGCTATCGATCGGGAAATCGCTGCGAATGCACCGGTCAATGCGGCTTGCATCGCTTTACCGGCGGGCCGCGGCGATGCACAGAAATAAACAGGGCTCCTGCGAAGTTCGCTCGCGGCCTCGTCGTGCTCACAACTGCGCACCTCTGCAAATGTGATCCGAAATGCGGGAATCTTGAGCACTTGATTCACGCTTGCCAGCGCTGCCATTTGCGAATCGACGTGACGCATCACCTTGCGAATCGGCGCCGACGATTTGAACGCGAGACAGGCCAAGGAAGGTTGATCGAGCGATGATCCACTTCGTTTGCTTCGGAAAGCCAGAGCCCCAAGGCTCAACGAAAGCCTTCATCCCAAAAGGCTGGAATCGCGCGATCATCACGAGCGACAATCGCAAGCTGAAACCATGGCGCCAGGAGCTAACGCGGGCGGCAGTGGCGGTTGCAATACAACTAAACGGTTATCCAGTCCAGCGCGAAGTTCCGGTCTGCGTGCGAATAGAGTTTTACTTGGCGAAGCCTGCGAGCACTCCGAAGAGAATCACGCGGCCGGCCAAAAAACCCGACATCGACAAATTGACGCGGGCTGTCTTCGATTCACTCACAGGAACGATCATCACAGACGATTCGCAGATCGTCGAAGCGATGGTCGGAAAATGGTTCGGCCTTCCTGAGCGCGTTGAGATCTTCATCGAACTCGCGCAACCTGCGCAGCCTTTGCTTGTCAGCAATTTTCAATTTCAGGAAATGGGGCCGCAGGCGTGACCGAGGTGCAACGCACTGAAATCTGCTGGAGAATCCTGGCTGAATGGTATTACGAATGTTCTGTGGAAGAACTGAAGCGGTGCTCTTTGGACGCAAACAATGAGAATAGTGGAAACATTCTCAAAGAGCTATCCGAGCTGGATGCCATTCTAAGCGGAACCGGTTGCGCCAGTCTGCCTTCTCCGTTATCTGCGCCGAAGAAAACTTTCTGACTGGTCCCGCGATTTGATAGTACGCGAAAGATGGGGGCTTTGAATGGCGATAGTGGCGATTGAACGCTGGAAAGTGGTCAAAGGTTCTGAGGCTGACGATTGGGGGATTTGCCGCGAATCTGAAACGCATGGCAAAAGCATAGCTCAAATGCTTTGGGAAGAAGATGCTAGACACATAGTTGACTTGCATAATGTGGCCGTAAGCCAAGAGGTCCACTGTACAACTTGCGGAATGACGATAATTGTGAAAGCGGTCCCTAAAAATCACCCAGCCAAAACATAGCGGGCTCGCCTGTCCGTTGGTACAGGCTCAAACCAGCCACAAAGGTCAGGTTCGTATCTACGTCAACAGATTGGACTTATTTCTTGCGTAAATACCAAGAATGCCGTACAAATTCACACAGAGCAGTTTCCCCCTGCTGGCTATAGCAGGCCGCCAGAAGTCTAGGCGGCGTAGCATTCCGCAAACAGGTCTCCGACACATTTCAAACCGTAGATCGATAGGGATTATCGGCCGATGCGATTCGGAGATGTCCACGCCTCATCTCCATTTCAGCCCTGCGCAAACTGATGAATACATTCGAGCCGGGCGGCTGATTTGGGTCATAGATGGCGAATTGGCTCGCAAAACCTACCTGTTCGACGAAGTCAAAAAACCTCAAGTCAAATTCAGAAAGACAGGCGAGTGGATTCCAATTCCTTCGCCGCCGTTGCCATCTGACGGCATTTTCAAAGACGGTTATTTCGGTCCTAAAAACAACGTGCTGCAATTCGTCTGAACAGGAAAGGATTCCAATGCACATGCTTCATGTAATTCTGATTTCGCTTTTTGTCGGGGCTCTGATCGGCGTCGCTGCATTCTATTTCGGTCACGGCTACGCCACGAAATATTGGGGAGAATTCATTTCGACCCTTCAAAAAGACAAAAGCAGGCTCGAAGACGAGCTCGCCAGGATGAAACAAAGACTGTGAAATGCCGCGGTCGGCGAAAAACGCTTGCCAGGCTCCTGGCTGCACGAACTCAGGGCCAGGAATGTACTGCGTCGAACATGCGCGGCTTCAGCTCGCCACGCGTTTGGAACGTGATAAGGAACGTGGATCTGCGCACTCCCGCGGCTACGACGCTCAACATCGCAAATGGCGTTTACTCATTCTCAAGCGCGATCCACTTTGCAAGATTGCGCGACTCTGCGGCGGGTTTGCCCGCTCGACTGACGCCGATCACATCAAGCCAATCTCGCAAGGCGGCGCTCGCTTCGATCTCGCGAATGGACAAGGCGCTTGCCACGCTTGCCACGCACACAAGACGGCTACAGAAGACTCCTATTTTTCTCGTCGCAAAAGGTAGGGGGTACTCAAATCTCTACAAACCGACGCCTATGAAACCCCCCTCTTACCTCCAAGCACACCGCCGCGAAATAGAAAAAAACGCGAAATTGCCGCAAGTCCAATGGAATCAACAATCGTGACGGTGTCCTACGATTTGATTATGAAATTCTGCAAAGCGATCGCAGTTGCAGAGGGTTACGGCAAGCCAGGGCCGACTTCGCAGGCAAATAATCCAGGCAACATCACCGACGATGGCGATGTTGGATGCGGCTGCGTTGAAACGCATGGCCGGAACGGCGCGAAGATAACGATTTATCCGACGCCTGACGCAGGATGGGCCGCGCTAGAAAGAAAAGTCGGCCGGATGCTCTGCGGCGGCTCGCGCGTTTATAAACTCAGTATGACGATCGCGGAACTTGCACTCAAATGGAGCGGCGATCCGAACTGGGGAATCAACGTCGCGCAGTGTTTGCAGGTTTCTCCGAGCACGACGCTGGCGGACCTCGTATCGGATGACCCGAAATCCCAAGATTCGAAATGGCCGAATGCCTAAAGCGATTGTAATTCGCGCATGGGCATCGGTCGGAAACCACGGCAAACCATTTGTGACGACATATTCAGCGCATGAAGCCTGCGTCGGCAGATTTGAGATTTATGCAACTAAGGGCGACGCCAGGCGCCAAGCCGCGCGAGAGGACCTAGTCAAACGCTGCACCATCAGAGTGGAAAGATAATCGGAGGTAATCATGAAAGTACGCCTGCTTGAAAATGTGACGCACCACGGATTGAACGGATGCGTCGGCCAGGTTCTCGATTTGCCGAAGGACGTTGCCGAAGACCTCGAGCGCCACGGTCACGCGACATTTGACCTCGCAGCAGAAGAGGTTCCGGCGGTCACTGAACTGGAAGCGAAGGCGATCGAAGAGGAACACGAGTCCGTCACGAAGAAAGCGAAAAAAGCTCACAAGTAAATGGCTCGCGGTCGCCGTCCACTTCCAAGCACCATCAAGAATTTGCGCGGTAATCCCGGCAAACGTCAGATCAACACGAATGAGCCGGTTTCACAACCAGGCGATCCAACGATGCCGACGGGATTGTCGGATGCCGCGCAAAAGAAATGGCACGAACTCTTGGACGTCTTGCGTCCGATGCGCGTGCTCACGATTGCCGACGGGCTGAACCTCGCGGCGATCTGCTACACCTTCGACGTATGGATGAGCGCGAACGAAGACGTGAAGACGCTGGGAGTGATGGCCAAAGTCCCTGTGATGGGCCGCAAGGGAACGCTAGAAGAAAAAGAAGTCATCGGCTGGATTGTGAAGAAGAATCCAGCGGTCGCAGTGGCCAACGAAGCATTGAAGACGATGAAGTCTTACATGGTCGAGGTCGGCCTGACTCCCGCATCGCGGTCGAAGCTGCACATCGAGAAAGAGAAGCCGGTCGATCCGGCTGACGCTTACTTCGAGAAAAAGCAGCCAAGGCATGTCAACTAGATGGAATGCCACGCGAAGATCAGACGCTTCACCGTCTCGACTGATGCGTATACGCCGATCACCGCACCGTATGCCTGTTCCTATTTTGGAGTTCTCGGACCGGCGGACGGCAGCACGTTGCTTCGAAGTTCAGATCCAGAAAATGACTGCGCATGGTACAGCATGGGGCCGGGATACGGATGCGCGCTCGTCGTTCCTTATCAGGGCGCAAGCATGACGCGCTTTGGCGAAGGCGATGTCGTGACCTGGCTGAAATTACAACCAAAGCAAGGCGGGCCAAGCAGCATCGACGTAATCGTTGAATTCGTTTAGGGAGCACACTATGAGATTCGCGCGGGAAATAATTGTGGGCCTGTTTTTATTGCTAGGCGTGAGCTTGATCGCCAATGGGCAGCTTCAACAGTCTGGCGGACCTGGCAGCACAGTCACGGCGAACATCGGCACCACCAACGGTCTCGCTCTCGATGCCACGCTAACCAGCGGTTCGCAAAAAACCAAACTGGTTGATTCGGGCGGCACGAACCTTGCAACGATTTCCGCTGGCGGCGCGCTAAAAACCGACGGCTCCGCGGTGACGCAACCGGTCAGCGGGACTTTTTGGCAAGCGACGCAGCCGGTCAGCGGCACGGTCAACACTGTCCGCAAGACAGCGTGCGGGAATACCGTCGCGTCTCAGGCGCTCGCCGCTGTCCCTACCTCTCCGACCGTCGTATTCTCCGCGACTACCTGCCTCGAGGCCGTCGTGATGAACAACACGACCGGCGCATCGCTTACCGTCACGGTCACAGATAACGCAGGAACGCCGATCAATGACGTTCTGACGTTCTCTATTCCTGCGAATTCTCAACTGATTCAGCCGCTCTTTGGCGTGGCATTTACCAGCGGCATGAAGTGGACGGCGTCGGGCGCTGGAGTGACCGGCGCGGCCATCGGCTATCAATGAGACGTGACCTGAAAATATCGGCTGTCGCGGCCCTCGCGCTCATAGTTTGGCTGATCGCGTTCGGAAGTTCATTATCGGATGCACAGTCGAATGTCTCCGCGCCGATCACCAAGTTCAGTTGCTTCGTTCAAGGTGTAACTGCTACCACGCAATGCCAGGCCGCACCGGCGGCGGGGCTTCGCGCCTATGTCACCGATGTCTCGCTTTCAAACGAGGCGGCGACGGTTCAGACGCTCGATGTGGTTTTCGGAACGAGTACGAACTGCGGGACCGGAACAACGGCGCTCACTCATAAATTCCAGATGGGAACGAACGCTACAAGCACTTCGCCGCAAGTGATCGAGGTCGATCTAGTCTCGCCGCTTGTGCCGACCGCCGCGAATGCGATTTGCGTTCGTCCGTCCGCGGCAACGGCCTTCGGGGCCACTATCACGGGGTACACCGCACCATGAGCTATCTAGCCATTTGGGCCTGCTACCTTGTCGGCCAGGCGCTTCACGTCTTACTCGGCGCGAACCTCGTCATCAAGAGCAAGCTAAATGCAGTTACTTCGCTAGGCGGCTATTTCGCACTCCGCTGGATTCCGTTGCTCTGTCGATTCTTCCTGAACACGCTTATCTTTGTCGTCGTCTGGAATAATCCTGTACTCGTGAACATCGAGCACCTCATGCCGACCGTGTCGACGCAAATCGCCATGGCTGGCATTCTCGGATGGTTCTCGGATTCCGTCTTCGACAAGTTCATTTCGATGGTTCCGTGGCTGCAAAAGGAATTGCCCGCCGTTCCGAATGACTAACAAGATAGAACGCAAAAGCAAAACAATCGCCTCGCATCCGGCCGAGGTCTATGCACGCCAGGCCGCAAGCGGGGAATTGGTTTGCTCGAAGTGGGTGTGCCTGGCCGCACAGCGCCACTTGCGGGATCTGAACGAGGCGCACCGCCGCGGCCTGCGATTCGATACCGCAGCCGCGCAGGACGTCCTCGACTTCTTTTCGCTCCTGCGCCACTCCAAAGGCGAATTCGCGAAGCAAGAATTCGTCCTCGAGCCCTGGCAGCAGTTTATTTTGTGGGTTTTGTTCGGCTGGCAACGCGCCGACGGCACGCGGCGGTTCCGTTCCGCATACGTTGAGGTAGCGCGCAAGAATGGCAAATCGACGCTCTGCTCTGGCATCGGGCTCTATGCGCTCGTCGCCGATGGTGAAGAGGGTGCCGAAGTCTATTGCTGCGCCACGAAGAAAGATCAGGCGAAGCTCGTCTACGTCGAGGCCGAGAAGATGCGCAAGGCCTCGCCGGGCCTGAGCAAGCGGATCGAGTCCTGGCGCAACAATATGTGCGTGCCGGTCACAAACTCCAAAATGGAGCCGCTCGGCGCTGACTCGGACACCCTAGATGGCCTGAACGTCTCCTGCGCGATCGTGGACGAGCTCCATGCGCATAAATCCAAGAGTTTGCTGCAGGTCATCGAGACTGCGACCGGTTCCCGGCGTCAGCCGATGATCTTTAAGATCACGACCGCGGGCCATGACCGCGAGTCTGTATGTTGGGCAGAGCGTGAGCGCTCCGCGGCCATCCTCGAGGACATCAAACAGGGCGACGACGTATTCGCCTTTATCGCTTGCCTCGACGAAGGCGACGAATGGCGTGACGAGAAGAACTGGATCAAAGCCAATCCTAACCTTAACATATCCGTAAAGCTCGAGACGCTGCGCGAGGGCGCACGCAAGGCCGATCAGCAGCCATCATCGCTAAACGGCTTCCTTCGCCTACACCTGAACGTCTGGACGAACCAAGAGCACGCGGCCATCAAGATCGATCAGTGGAATCAGTGCGTCGGCTTCTCGCTAAATGGAATCGACTCGAAGATTCTGCGCGAAAGAATGCTGAAGGAACTCGAAGGCCGTGAGTGCATTATCGCCCTCGACCTTTCGTCGACCGAAGACGTCACGGCGAAGTTGCTACTGTTCCCGCCGCTCGGCGATGAGCCCTTCATCTGCATCCCTGACTTCTGGCTGCCCGAGGACAACGTCGAAGAAAAGATGGATAAGTGGCGCTCGACGCAGGCGTCCTATGACGTATGGGCGCGCGAAGGATTTCTGCATCTGACCTCCGGCGACGTCATCGACTATGACGAAATCGAAGCTCAAGTCCTCCAAGATTGCCAACGCTACAAGGTGAAAGAAATCACCGGCGACCCATGGCAGCTTACGCAAGTCTTCAACAATCTACAGAAGGCCGGAGTTCACGTCGACAAGCTCGTGAAGTTCCCGCAGACCGTGGCCATGTTCGCCGAGCCGACCAAGCGACTGCTCGAAGTTATGATTCCAGGGAAAAAGATTGCACATTTAGGGAACCCGGTTCTCCGCTGGATGGCCTCGAACCTCGTAGTCAAAGAAGACAATAACGGGAACAAGCGGCCGGTAAAGAAGGCCCACGCCGCGAAGATCGATGGCATGGTCACGCTGATTATGGCGCTCGGCCGCACGATCGCGAATCCTCCGAAGGCTGCGTCGGTCTATGAAACGCGGGGCGTGCTGACGCTGTGAAGTCCTCACTCTGGCGAGGCTTCAAATCTTGGATGGGCTTCCGCGCCGATGCTGGCGGCGGCCAGGCTATCAACCCTTTCGATGACCGCTACTATGCGAATTATGCGAGCTATGGCACGGCATCCGGTCAAAATGTATCGCCAGAATTGGCCATGCGCCTGGCCGCCGTATATGCGTGCGTCCGTGTTTGCGCTGAAACGATTGCGTCACTGCCGCTGATTGTTTACAAGCGGCTTCCGGATGGCGGTAAAGAACGAGCGGTCGATCATCCGTTGTACGAAGTCCTGCACGACAGGCCGAATCAATGGCAAACGTCACTCGAATGGATCGAAATGAATCAGGCGCATCAGGAGCTGCGCGGAAATTCTTTCAACATCATCCAATCCGGGCCGCGAGGCGCTATCGATGCGCTGATTCCGATTCATCCGGATCGCGTGCAGGTATTCAGACTGCCAAACGGCCGCCTGCGGTATCAGGTCCGCGACTGGTACACCGGCGAACTAAAGAACTATGCGCAGGAAGAAATCTTTCACCTTCGCGGAATGTCGTCTGACGGCATGATGGGAATGAGCACGGTTTCCGTGGCCAGGGAAACGATCGGCATCGGGTTAGCGCAGCAGGAATACGCCGCGCGCTTCTTAGAGAACGATGCGCAGCCCCGCGGCGTCCTCGAGCATCCTCAGACGATGAGCGAGGAAGCATATAAGCGCGCCAAGAAAACTTTTCAGGAAGCGCAAACAGGACCGAATCGTCATAAGACGGCAATTCTTGAAGAGGGCATGACTTATAATGCTCTCTCTCTAAACAACAAAGATTCGCAGTTTTTAGAAGCCAGGGAATTTACCAGGGCCGACGTCGCGAGCCTTTTCCGAGTTCCGCCGCACAAGATCGGCGACCTGACGAAAGCGACGTTTAGCAATATCGAGCAACAGTCGATCGAATTCGCAACGGATTGCGTTCGCCCGCGCGCCGTGCGGTGGGAAAAGCGGATCAACATTGACCTGATCGATCCGCTAGACCTCGATACCAATGAGTATTTCTGCGAATTCCTGCTCGATGGTTTGCTGCGCGGCGATATGAAGAGCCGATATGCGGCCTACACGCAAGGTCGGACAGCAGGATTCCTGTCGGTCAATGACATTCGCCGCATGGAAAACCTCAACCCGATCGGTGATGACGGCGACGAATACCTGCGGCCGCTGAACATGGTTCCGGCTGGAACGGCTGACCCGAACGCAACTGTCGACGACGGTGCTTCGCAGGACGACGCCACGTCGCTAAATGGATGAAATTCGATGGGGGAGATTATGAATAAGTACCAACGCATTCGCGGTGAATTCTACGGCAAGCCGTGGGCGATTCTGCCTGACAAGCTGCACCAAATTACGCAGCTTTTACAGTTCGCCGCCGAGGGCGGCAAGTTCACCGACGAAGAAGTCCGCGAACGCATCGGCGCCGGGCCTCGCGTCACTCCCAAAACTCCCGGCATGGTCGCGCTGATTCCTATTTATGGCGTCGTATCCAATCGCATGAACATGATGAACGACATCAGCGGGCCAGGCGGAACCTCGATCGAGAAACTGACATCGGCCTACCGCCAGGCTCTCAGCGATACAAATGTGAAGGCGATCGTGTTTGACGTTGACTCGCCTGGCGGGTCGGTCGACGGCGTTCCGGAACTGGCCGATGAGATTTATTCCTCGCGCGGGAAGAAGCCGCAAATCGCAGTAGCGAATACGATGGCGGCGAGCGCGGCCTACTGGCTCGCGTCTGCGGCCGACGAGCTTGTCGTGACGCCAAGCGGTGCGGTCGGCTCGATCGGCGTGTGGGGAGCGCATGAGGACTACTCAAAGGCGCTGGAACAGGAAGGCGTGAAGGTCACGCTTATCAGCGCAGGGAAATACAAAGTCGAGGGCAATCCATACGAGCCGCTATCTGAAGAAGCCAGGAACGCGCTACAGGCCGACGTCGACAACTTTTATTCCATGTTCGTGAACGCCGTGGCCAAGAATCGCAAGGTGTCGGCGACGGCCGTGTCCGACGGCTACGGCCAGGGCCGCATGGTTATGGCTTCGCTGGCCGTCAAGCAAGGCATGGCCGACAGCGTCGCCACGCTCGATCAAACTCTGGGGCGGTTCGGAGTGAGCACGTCAACAAAGCGCATGACCGCATCGGCCGCGAATGACCTGCGCGAAAGAGAACTAGCACTCTACTAAAAGATATTTCGTCGCTGTCGGGTAACTGGCAACGGCAGAATGCGCCAAATTACGCTCGCAAGGGCGTCGGCGGCGTCGTGTAACTAAAAACTAAAAAGGAGCATTGGACATGTCGAATACAAAAGCTTTGTTTCAACGCAAAGCTGATTTGACGAAGCAAATGCGTGCCCAGCTCGATAAGGCGCGCGCCGAAGATCGTGGCCTTACCGAAGAGGAACGGGCAGCGTATGAGAAGAATGTGACCCTTCTGGCTTCATTGGAAGAGGATCTCAAGCGGGAAACGGCTCTCTTGGAAGTGGAAAAAAGCCTCATTCCGATCAACGATTCGAATGCGGGCGCGGCGGCTGCGGCTGGAGCGCCGAGCAAGGACGCGAGCAAGTTCTCGTCTTTCGGCGAACAGCTCATGGCAATCGTGCGCCACGAGCGGACCGGCGGGCGTCACACCGATCAGCGGCTCTTCGCCGCGGCCTCGGGCGCCAGCGAAGCGGTTCCTTCCGACGGCGGCTTCCTTGTGCAGAAGGATTTCTCGACCGAAGTCCTGAAGCGCTTGTATCAAACCGGCGAGATTTCTTCCCGCGTTCGCCGCGTCGCGATCAGCCCTGGCGCAAACGGCCTGAAGATGAACGCGATCGACGAGACGAGCCGCGTCGACGGTTCACGGTGGGGCGGCGTGCTGGCATATTGGCTGAATGAAGCCGATGCGCTGACCGCAACGAAGCCGAAATTCCGCCAGATCGAACTCAACCTGCAGAAGCTCGGCGCCGTGTACTATGCGACCGACGAAATCCTGCAGGACGCTTCCGCACTCGAAGCCATTTTCACCGAAGCATTTTCGGAAGAAATGGGCTTCAAACTCGAAGAAGCGATCATGAACGGTGACGGCGTTGGAAAGCCGCTCGGCATTCTGAACAGCGGCGCGGTCATCACTGTCACGCATGACTCTGGCGATTCTGGCGCAACCATCAGCACGAACGACGTGCTTCTGATGTGGCAGCGGCTCTGGCCTCGCAGCAGGCAGAGTTCCGTCTGGTTCATCAACCCCGATGTCGAGGCGAAGCTCTATCCTCTGACCTTGGGCAGCGGAACCGCCGTCCAATTGCTCTACACCCCGCCGGGAACTCAGGGAAACCAGTACGGCAAACTGCTTGGCCGAGACGTGATCCCGACCGAGCATCAGGCGACACTCGGAACCCCTGGCGACATCGTTCTGGCCGATCTCAGCACTTACGTGATGATCGACAAGGGCGCGCCGCAGCAGGCCGCTTCGATGCACGTCCGCTTCCTCAACGATGAAATGACCTTCCGCACAACCTATCGCTGCGACGGTCAACCGTGGTGGAACAAGGCGCTCACGCCGAAGAATGGCAGCAACACACAGTCGCCGTTCATTCAACTGTCGACCAGATCGTAAAACCCTTTCCGGGCGGCTAGGATTTGCCGCCCTTCAAAAATTTAGAAAAAGGAGCAACGCAAAATGCAAGGTCATGTGATTGCAGAGCAGCTACACGTTGTAAACATTTTGCCGCCCGTCGATATTACCGGCGGCAAGGTGTCGCAAGCCTTCAATATGAAGAATCATCATCACGCCACGATTCTTCTGCAAATTGGAGTCTCCGCGGCGGCCTTCACGAAGATCATTGTGGATTATGGAACGGCAACGGCGGCAGTCGGAACACCTATCGCCGGAGCCACAGCCATGCCATTTTCGATCTACAAGCAGGAAACGGCTGGCGCGGACTCGGACGTTCTCGGCGCGCGCACGGCAGTCCTGGCGGCTGGCTATACGCCTTCAGCCAACGACGGCATTTTCTACGTCATCGAAATCGATGCGCAGGAATTGCCCGACGGGAACCCTTACGTGCAACTATCGCTGACGAACGGCTCGAACAGCGTCATCGCAAGCGCGGTTGCAATTCTGAGTGGGCCGCGGTTCGCTGGCGCGACTCAAGCAACGGCGACAACTTAAAAACCAAAAGGGGAAATAAGCGAGGGCGGCTTCCGAGCAGGGACCGCCCTTCGCATTTCTATTCTTATGTTCATCGTGATGAAAGACGGCCCGAAGAAGGGCGAGATTCAGGAAATGAAGTATTTTGTTGCCCGCGATTTAATCATCGCCGGTCGCGCCGAGCAATATTCCTTCGAGGGGAATATCGACCCGGCGAAAGAACCGGTCAAAGTCTTGCCATTAGCGGCCGAAGTCGCACCGCAGGCCGCAGTTCGGTCCACTAACAAGAAAAAGAAGAAATAAGATGCCAGGACTGCGGATCGTATCGAGGACCGAGACGAACAGCCTTCCGGTTACGCTCACTACGTTCAAAGATCACGCGCACATCAGCACGACCGATGACGACGTCATCATCAATACATATTTGGACGCCGCGCGTATTAAGGTCGAAGGATTCCTCGGGCGGTCGCTGATTAATAAAGTTTATGTGCAGACGTTCGACCATTTCCCGCGCCATCATCATCACGACGGCACGCATCACGAACACTTCCATCGTGACCGACCGTCTCGCGCGCTAGAAATCAAGCTCGGGCGCTCTCCGCTCGTCAATGTCCTGCGAATTGAGTACCTCGATCTTAGCGGCGCGATACAAACCATGCTGCCTCGCATCGACAATGTCTGGCAGGCAGATACGATCTACATCGTCGGCAATCAGATCATCGACCCTAACGGGAACATTCAGGAAGTCGATTCAGGCGAAGAACAAGGCGGCGGCGATCCGAACCATAGCGGCGATGACGAGCCGATCTGGCCGACGGATATTGACCTGACAGTAGCAGACGGAGAAATCACCTGGCGCTGCAAAGGTCCAGCACCCGCAGGCGACTTCATCGTCGACACGAACAGCGAGCCAGGCCGCATCTATCCGAACATCAATAAGAATAACTATTTCTGGCCTTTTACGCAGCGCGTGCCGAACGCCGTGCGCGTTTATTTCACCGCTGGCTATGGCGTCAATCCTGATGACGTGCCGGGGCATTTCCAAACTGCGCTGATGATTTACGCAAAAGGTTTATACGACTTTCGCGACCCGCTTCTGACGACGCCAGGCGCGAAGCCGACCGAACTTCCAAGCCATCTTCGAGACTTGCTTTGGGAGGATCGCATTCAGGATTTCAATCCCACGGAAGGATAATTTTAAGGAGAAAATATGCCACAGATTTCGCAAGGTCAATTGACAATAATCCTCGACAAGCTCGCGCGCTTCGCGTCTGAGTCAGTCGGCGATCCGGAATTCAGCGCAGGCTTCAATGCGGGAATGGAGAAAGCCTCGACCGACGTGCTTTCCGGCGCCGGGGGAATTGCAACATACCTCCTGACGCTGAACGACGAAGACATTGAAGCCGATTTGCTTCCGCCCGCGCGCATAATCGACGAGACCCATCCGGTCCCGCCTGACGGTTTTTTGCTGGCAATTCCTGGCATCAATAACATGGTGAAAGCCCTCGACACGCACCTCAAAGGCTATGGATTCGCGGGCCTCGACGCCTACCTGACGTCGCTGAACGGTTCAAACGGCATGACTCCAACGCTCCGCGCACACGGCCACTTCAAGAAATATCTGAAGACGCTGTCAAAGCAAAATGCCTTCATTCCGGCGGATTTGGTCATCGCAACATTCAGCGAGACCGGCGCGGCCGCGGGCACTTACGCCCACGTCGCCGCCATCGACAAAACGGTCTATGCGGGCTCGAAGCTAGTCATCAAAAACGTGACCGCCCTGACGAGCTCGCCGGTCGTCTCCGTGTTCGGAAAGAAATTCGACGGCACGACCGCGACTATCACCGCAACCCTGTCGACCCATACTATCAACCATGAAACCGATTTGTCGGACGTGGCGAAGGTCTATGTCGACGTCACGAACATCTCGATCGCTTCCGGCGGCACCAACGCGGAAGAGTTCGAAGTCGTTGCGAAGTCTGACCGCGACGTTTCCGCAGCCTAAATAACTTGGCTCTCAATTCAGACGTCATCATCAGTAACACGAATTTCCGTTACAAGGTGAAGCTCGCCACGCCGAACCTTACCCGCGGACCTGCGGGCGGCGTGCGAAGCGATGACGCAACCGTTATTCCCGGAGGTGAAGTGTGGGCAGCCGTCGAGGCCATTTCCATGAGCACCTTCGGGAAAAAGGTTTATGCCGCGCAGCAGGAAACGTCCGAGGTAACGCACCTAGTCACGATCCGATACCTCGATGGAGTTAAGTCAAACATGCTTGTTTGGTTTAGGACTCGACAATTTCACATCGAGGCGATCGTCGACCCAGACGAGCAGCAAAAAGTTCTATTCCTTTTGTGCATCGAGCGCAACGACTCGGCGCTAGAGGTTCCGTCGGCATAATGGCGAAAGCCGTAGAAGTAAAAATCAGCGGCCTGGCAGAGATTCAGGACAAGCTCGAGCACTTACCGATCAAAGCCTCGCGCAAGATTATGCGGCGATCGCTTCGTGAGGCGGCACAGATTTGGCTCGATGAGATGAAAGCTCGCGTGCGCCGGGGGCCTCACCATTTCAAGGGCGGCAGCGATCTCTTCGGCGTAATCGCAAAAACTCTCAGCATGAGGGTGTCCAGTAGGTCAGACGTGTCAGGATCGGCCGTTGTAGGCGTTCCCAAGAAGGTTTTTTGGGCCAGTTTCGTGGAATTTGGCACGAAGGTCAGATTCCGCGGCAAAAAGAGCGGCGGCAAACGGTCAGGCGCGACGACCGGCCAGATGCCTGCATTTCCTTTCATGCGACCGGCGTTCGAAGCCAAAAGGCAGGAAGTTCTCGACAAATTTGTTGCCGACATGAAGCAATCGCTAGAAGAGGAAGGGCTGAAGTTTCAATAAATGTTATGCGAGGGGCTGGTAGATTTTCTGGCGGCAAACGGTCCAGTCGCGGCGCTTGTCATTACTCGCGTATGGGCAAATCAGCTTCCGACCATCTCATCACCTTCCGATCTTCCCGCGATCGTCTATCGAGAGGTTCACGGCGACGGCGAATTCTCGATGGATGGGCCGGATCAGCTTCAGTATTCGCGAATGCAGTTCAACTGCTACGGCAAGGTTTACGAGGACGCCAAGCGGGTCGCTCGCACGCTGCGTCAGGAGCTCGAGCTGTTCACCGGCGCATTGACCGACGGCACGGTCATCGAGCACATGCAGCGCGAGAGCGAAGTCGACATCTTTGAGGATGCGCCTTTGATTTATTGCACTGCGGTAGATTTCAAAATCACGTATCAGGATAGCGGTACGTGAAAAGTTTTTCCGGGGTTCCCCTGGGAAAGTTTCGAACACTAAAAGGAGAAAAATATGAGTAACGCTTTTTGTCCGCGGGGAACTCTGCTTCAACGCGGAACCAACGTAGTGACACCGACCGGATACACGACCTTGGCAGAAGTGCGGAAGATCACACGCACCGGCGCGAAATCAGGCTTCGACAACGTCACGAACATGGACAGCGGGTCTGACGAAGAAATGCTGCCCACAATCAAAACTCCCGGCACTTGGGATTTTGAAGTCAACTTCGTGCCAGGCGATGCGACGCAGGCGACGCTTCTAGACGACTACAACAATCAGACTCTCAGCCCATGGAAGGTGCAGCTACCGAACACGCTCGGCGCCTGGACGTTCCTCGCCTACGTCGAGAGCGAAGACGTATCGCTGGACTTCGGCAAGGCCGCGACAAAATCGGTCAAGCTGCAAGTGACCGGGCTAGTTACTTTCACGCCAGCCGTTTAATCGGTTCGCGCGTTTAGCATTTTCGGGCGAGTCGATTCGTCGGCTCGCCTTTTTGTTTTATACGGAGGCTTTCGCAATGGCAGGCAAGGTGGCAGCAATCAGGCATAGGGTCGCGCCGTCGGTTCCGTTTTCCTTGGAGCTCACCGACGCGTCAGGTTCCTTCAAGATCGACATGCAACTCCGCTTCGACTTCAACGTCCTAGCGAGAATCGAGAAAGAGACTGGACTGAAGATGCTCGGCGGAATCGACATGTTCACTACGAAAATGTCTTCGTCTGTCCTGAGCACGATGCTTTGGGCCGCAGCCGCCGACTCGCTCGGTCCTGAATATGATTCACAAGAAGGCCTCGAGGCAGTCCGCTCCTATCTCGACAAGGAATCCGGTTCCAGGGCCTATGATGCGCTATGGGAAGCATACATGTTATTCCTGCCCAAAAAAGATGCTGACGTGCTGCGCGATCTTAAAGAAAAGGCGGATAAGGGCGAAGCGCCGCCGGAAAACCCTCCGACGGTCGAGCAGACGAGCGCACCGAACTCGGATGGCTCGACCTCTGGGCAATCGCAATCTACGACTTCGGAATCAGTGAGCAGCGCTTCGGCGAGCTGACCTTCGCTGAATTCAAAGCGTTGCAGGAACGCCATGACGAGGAATTCCGTCGCCTGCGTTTTTGCGCTGGCTTGATTGCGGCATCGGTCGAAAATTACGCCATGACGCGGAGCGAGGAAGCGCCATGGAAGACGGCGCTGGATTTCGTGCCGGAGTGGAAGAAAGCGCCAATGATTCCCGAGACTGACGAAGAAATGATCGCTTCGATGGTTAGGTTCTTCGGAAACGGGCCAGGGAAACCGAATTGATTATTTCGATTCGACTTCACAAGGCTGGGGGATCTTAGTGGAGCGAGTGCGTAACGCATCCTCAAACGGAACGAAGCATGATTTCTCAGCCGTACTCATGGCGATTATCTTTGCATCTTTAGGCATCAGAAGTTTTGCATATAATGCGCGCATTTCATCATCACTTGATTTGCTCTGCATTTCGTAATCCATGCGAATTCTATCGCGTTGCGAATTGAATTCTAATCTGCGGCCATACAGGCGATGCAGTGCTTCTGTGACAGTTTGTTCCTCTTTCGTCACCGCCTCCGCGTCAGCCGCGTC